ATCAATATTGTCAAGTCATAATAATGTGACAAAACAAATCAGATATATAGATTGTATGCCAGTTGCATTAACAGATGTACAATTTCAATCTACTGCAAGTGGTACTGAGTTCGTTACTTTTGGAGCATCGTTTAGATTTAGTTATTTTGAATTATTATAAGGTATATTATGGATTTGGAGAAAATTCTCGCTGAATGGCGAAGTGAAAATGCTATTGATGAATATCATTTAGATGAAACCTCAAGAGATACACCAATTTTACATGGTAAATATCTCGAATATCTTTCCACAGCAAAACTAATGTTAAAGAGAGCAGAGTTTAAACAAAAAACTTTGTTAAAACAAAAGTGGTTGTATTATAATGGAAAGATGACAGAAGAAGAAATAAAAGAAACTGGATGGGCATTAGATCCTTTTGATGGTATGAAAATTTTAAAAGGTGAAATGGAATATTATTATGATGCAGATCCTGAAATACAAAAGTCAGAAGAAAAGATTCTGTATTATAAGACAATGATTGAGACTTTACAAGAGATTATAAATAATCTTAATTGGCGTCATCAGACTATAAGTAATATGATTAAATGGAAACAGTTCGAGTCAGGAAATTAACTCACGCTAATTTACATGTAGAATGTAATAGTGGTATCGCAGCTGAATTAAGAGAATATTTCTCATTCTATGTGCCTGGTTATAAATTTATGCCAGCATTTAAAAATAGAATGTGGGATGGTAAGATTCGTTTATTTGATTCTAATACTGGAGAATTGCCTGCTGGTTTATTTTTCCACTTGCAAGAATTTTGTAAACAACGTGCTTATATGCTTGGTAGTGAAACCACTAAATATGGTGGTCCTATCGATACAGTACATATTAATCCTAAACTTATTATGGAGTGGATTGAAAGTTTAGGTTTACCATTTAAAGTACGAGATTATCAATTCGATGCTTTATGTCATGCTCTACATAACAAAAGAAATATACTTGTATCTCCTACTGGTTCTGGTAAATCTTTAATTATATATTTGCTTGCTAAATTTTGGTTACAAATGTTAACTGATGGTGTAGCATATCCAAAAGCTGGAAGAGTTTTAATTATTGTACCTACTACTTCTTTGGTTGAACAAATGTATAATGATCTTATTGAATATGGTCAGGGACCTAAAGGTATGCATCGTATATATAGTGGTAAGGACAAAAAATTTGATGCTGCGATTTGTATATCTACATGGCAATCAATTTATAAATTGCCAAAAGCATGGTTCGATCAATTTGGAATGGTGATTGGTGACGAATGTCATGGCTTTAAATCTAAATCATTGATGAATATTATGAATAAAGCTACAGAAGCTGGATTCAGATATGGTACAACAGGAACATTAGATGGCACACAAACCCACGAGCTCGTCCTTCAGGGACTTTTTGGTAAGATACACCGCGTCACTACCACAAGAGACCTCCAAGACGAAAAAACCCTTGCAGACCTCAACATTGACAGGTTGGAAATTAAATATAAAGACACTTCTGACTTCGGTAAAAGGACTTATCAAGAAGAGATCGATTGGATTGTCAAGCACGATTTACGTAATCGCTTTATTCGTAACTTGGCTTTGGCTTCTGTGGGCAATACTCTCGTCTTATACAACCTTGTGGATAATCATGGAAAACCACTCTTCAATTTAATTAAAGATAAGGCAGCTGAAGACAGAAAAATATTTTTTGTATCTGGACAAACACACACTGAAGATAGAGAAGCAATTCGTAAAATAGTGGAGAAACAACATGGCGCTATTATTGTTGCAAGTCTTGGTACCTTTAGTACTGGTATTAATATTCGGAATTTGCATAATATCGTATTTGCTAGTCCGTCAAAATCCCAGATACGTGTTTTACAATCGATCGGTAGAGGCCTCAGACAAAGCGAAGACGGATCAGTAACTAAGTTGTATGATATTATAGATAATATTACAGGTAAGAATTTTGCTTATTCACATGGTGAAGAGCGTCTTAAGATTTACCAAAAAGAAAAATTTAAATATAAAACTCATACGGTGGATTTATGAACGAACCAACAATTAAACAATTTAAAATGGTAAATGACGATGAAGTAATTTGTGAAGTAGTTTCTTCTGATACAGGAGATGCTGGCCTTGTTGTAAGATCTTGTATGAAAATTATGGTGGTCGAAGATTTTCAACGAGGCGTAAGATTTTATGCTTTTCGTCCATGGTTTTCTTTTGTTGATGATCCAAGTGAATTACATATTTTAAATTCCAATCAAGTAATTGGTGAAGCAAATCCAAGTGATAGTATGTTATCACATTACGCGCGAAGTATTTTGGGATTAAAACAAGAAAAAAATAGAACAGATTTTTCATTCGATCAACTCGCCGAACAAATGGGTATGGACATAGATAGTATTACAGATGAAGATTTCGATAATTTTTTAGACAGTATGCATAGTCCAGATTCTGATAACAATGTAATTAAATTTCCTACAGGTAAAAATACAATACATTAGAAGGGGGTATTCTCTCCTCCCTCCTAACTACAGTTAATTCTACCATAGTTTTTACCGTTTGTAAACCCTTTATTTTTTCCTTTTAAACTAAAAAAATTATATGTACATTTCTTTATTTTTTTGATAGAATATTATTATTAATGGAGTTATATTATGGCAAAAAGAAAAAGCATACACTATGTAAATAATGCTGATTTTTCTCAGGCTGTGGTAGACTATGTAACAGTAGTAAATGAAGCTAAAAACAATCAAGACAAAATTCCACTTGTACCAGATTATATTGCTCAGTGTTTTCTTAGAATCGCTGAAGGTTTGTCTCACAAATCAAATTTTATTCGTTATACTTATCGCGAAGAAATGGTAATGGATGCTGTAGAGAATTGTTTGAAAGCTATCAATAACTATGACATTGAAGCCGCTACTCGTACAGGTAAACCAAATGCTTTTGCTTATTTTACGCAAATCTCATGGTATGCCTTTCTAAGAAGAATCGCAAAAGAAAAGAAACAACAAGACATCAAAATTAAGTATCTTACTCGCTCAGGAGTTGAAAACTTTATTGATGTTGGTGGTGAGGATATAGCAGCGCATGTGGCTGGAGCATTTGTGGATACGTTGCGTGACCGTATCGATAAAGTTCGAGCGGCTGATGCAGAAGTTAAAGACTTTGTCAAAGAAGAAAAGAAAAAGATTAAACGTCAAACAAAATCAGCAGACTCGGATTTAAGTGATTTTATGTAATGAAAATAGCTGTACTAAATGATACTCATACTGGAATTCGTAATTCATCAGAAATATTTTTAAAAAATGCTCAAGACTTTTATGAAAATATTTTCTTTCCAGAATGTGATAAACATGATATTAAGCAAATCGTTCACTTGGGTGATTATTATGATCATCGCAAGTTTGTTAATTTTAAAGCTCTCAACCATAATCGTAAACACTTCTTAAATGAGTTGAGAAATCGTGGTATGTCAATGGATATTATTCCTGGTAATCATGATACATTTTATAAAAATACAAATGATTTAAATTCATTAAAAGAATGCCTTGGTCATTATATGAATGAAATCCATATTATTATGGAACCTACTGTAATGGAATATGGATCTCTTAAACTTGCTTTACTTCCTTGGATTTGTCAAGATAATTATGACAAATCTATGAAGTTTGTGGCCACCTGTGAAGCTGATTGGCTTGGAGGTCATTTAGAACTGAATGGTTTTGAAATGATGAGAGGTGTAAAAAATACACATGGCATGGATGCAAGTCTATTTAGTAAATTTGAACAAGTTTTAACTGGTCATTTCCATGTAGGTTCTAAACAAGATAATATTTGGTATTTAGGATCACAAATGGAATTTTTCTGGTCTGATGCTGGTGATAAAAAATATTTTCATATCATTGATACTGAGACTCGTGAGATAACACGTATACATAATCCTTATACTCTATTCGAACGTATCTATTATGACGATGAAAAACAAAACTATGAAGATTTTGATGTATCTTATCTTGATGAAAAGTTTGTAAAAATCACTGTGATTAATAAAAATGATGGGTTTACTTTTGATCGATTTGTTGATAGAATACAGAATAGGAATATTCACGAATTAAAAATCTCTGAAAATTTCAGTGAATTTGTTGGTGATAATGTAGATGATGAAGGTTTGCGTGTTGATGACACTGCAGAATTAGTAGATGACTATATTGATGGCGTTGATACTGAATTGGATAAAGACAAAATCAAAGTCCAAATGCGCGAACTAATGACAGAAGCACAGGCACTAGAAATAGCATGATTTTATTTAAGAAAGTACGTTGGAAGAATTTTTTATCTACTGGAAATTCTTTTACAGAAATCGATTTGAATAATACCAAATCAACATTAGTTGTTGGCCAAAATGGAGCTGGTAAATCTACAATGTTAGATGCCATTTCATTTGGCTTGTTTGGAAAACCACATCGTAATATTAATAAACCACAACTTGTAAATTCTATTAATCAAAAATCTTGTATTGTTGAAGTAGAATTTAGTATTGGTTCTACTCATTATAAAATTGTACGTGGTATTAAACCAAACGTATTTGAAATTTGGCGTAATGATAAAATGATTAATCAATCATCACATGCCAAAGAGTACCAAAAGATCCTCGAACAAAACATCTTGAAACTTAATCATAAAAGTTTTCATCAGGTGGTAGTACTTGGCTCCTCATCTTTCATTCCTTTCATGCAGCTTGCAGGTTGGCACCGAAGAGATGTTATCGAGGATCTTTTGGACATTAATGTGTTTTCAAAAATGAATGCACTTCTAAAAGAAAAAACTGGTAAGTTAAAAGAAGATCTTAAGTCTACAGATTATGATTTAGAAATCACAAAAGAAAAGATTGATCTTCAGCGTAAGTATATTAAAGAAGTAGAAGCTTTAAGCAATGATCAAATTGAAGAAAAAGAAACACAAATCTTCCTCGCAGAAGATTCCATCGAGAATCTACAGTTGGAAAACGTCAACACGTCCGAAGAAATCGAGAAGCTATCGATTGGGCTTGAAGAAGGTCTCAAGAAAAATCACGACAAAAAACAAGCTCTCTTACAGTATAAAGCTGAATTCAATCAAAAAATCTCGACCCTCGTCAAAGACTCGAAATTTTATGAACAAAATGATACATGCCCCACATGTTCCCAAGATATTGATTCAGATCTTCGATCGAAGAAATTGTCCACCGCCAAAACTAAGGCAGCAGAGATACAAAAAGCGTTGGACGATGTCTCTGACCAGTCGTCTATTGTGGAATCAACTATTGAACGGCTCAACACCGCAGCTAATGCAATCAGAGAAAAAACCGCACTTGTATCTGGCAACAATAGAGAAATCGTACGGTTGCAAGGACAGATTAAAGGTCTCACCTCTTCCATATCACAAATACGTAGCAATGATGGTGATGTAGCGAAATCAAAAACAGATCTTGAAAATTTAAAAGATTTGAAAGATAATTTACTTGATAAAAAATTATCTTATAAAGATGAATTAAATTATAATATGGTTATGAGCGAAATGCTCAAAGATACTGGAATTAAAACTAAAATTATTAAACAGTATTTGCCTGTTATAAATAAACTCGTTAATCAGTATCTACAGGTTCTCGATTTCTTTGTTCACTTTGATTTAGATGAAGAGTTTAAAGAGACTATTCGATCACGTCATAGAGATGAATTTACATATGATTCGTTTAGTGAAGGTGAAAAACAAAGAATCGACCTTTCATTGCTATTTACATGGAGACATATAGCAAAGATGAAAAACTCTGTGGCTACTAATTTATTGATACTAGATGAAACGTTTGATTCTAGTCTTGATCATGATGGAGTTGAAAACTTGTTGAAAATATTACATACGCTTTCTGATGATACTAACGTATTTGTTATATCTCATAAAGGTGATATACTTGATGGCAAATTTGAATCTAAAATTGAGTTTAAAAAGGAAAAGAATTTTAGTAAGATGGCAGCATGATGGTTTACAAAATGGTAAAAATGTGGTATGATAATCTATATTCTAATGGAGCTATATAATGGAATTGAATGAAAATACTCTAAGTGTACTAAAGAATTTTTCTGGTATTAATCCTAATATCATTATTCGACAAGGCACAACAATTAAAACAATTAGTGAGGCACGCAATGTATTTGCTCGTGCTTCTGTAAATGAAGACTTTCCAAAAGATTTTGGTGTCTATGATCTTAACGAATTTATTGGTGTTCTCGGTCTTGTAGATACTCCTCAACTTAAGTTTGAGGATGATTACGTAATTGTGGCAGATTCCACTGGTAGATCTAAAGTCAAATATTTCTATTCAGCTGAAGAAACATTGACTGCCCCAGGCAAGGATGTTACAATGCCTGCCGTAGATGTGACGTTTGAGTTAACTAATGAAACACTTAATAAACTAAAGCGCGCAGCTTCAACTCTTGGACATGGTGAAGTTTCTATCTCAGGAAAAGATGGAGTCTTGAGCCTCTCAGTAGTTGATAGCAAAAACTCAACATCAAATGCTTTCTCGATCGATGTAGATGGTGAGTTTCCATCTGATGCTACATTTAATTTTATTGTAAGCATTAATAATCTAAAAATCCTACCAGGTGATTATACTGTAGGTATTTCGTCTAAACTTATTTCAGAGTTTAAACATAAAGAAATGAACGTTCAATATTGGATTGCACTTGAAAAATCCTCAACATATGGAGTATAATATGGGTTCTAAAGAACTTTACGCACAGCTGCGCGACAATGCAAATAAAGCTAGCCGTAGTACGGTGGCAGTTATCGATGCGATGACACAACGTGGCGCTTTCAAAGGAGAAGAACTCTCCACTATTGGTCAACTTCGTGATCAATGTATTTTCATTATTCAGACTTCTGAGCAAATTGAGCAAGAAGAAGCAATGGAAACTGGAGATGAAGAAAAATAATTTACATTCTTGACTAACTGTGATATAATTTTTGTAATGGAGAATGTAAATGAATGAATTCTTATGGGTTGAAAAATACCGTCCTCAGTCTGTGGCAGAAACAATTTTGCCACAGGCTCTTAAAAATCAACTACAAGCAATAGTTGATAATGGCGAATTGCCAAATATGTTATTTACAGGCACTGCTGGTCTTGGTAAAACCACAGCAGCAATGGCTATGTGTAATCAACTTGGATTAGATTATATTCTAATCAATGCTTCAAAGTCTGGTAATATTGATACACTAAGAACTACTCTACAACAATTTGCGAGTACTGTTTCTTTACAAGGTGGATACAAAGTTATTATTCTTGACGAAGCTGATTATCTTAATGCGCAATCTACTCAACCAGCTCTTCGTGGATTTATAGAAGAGTTTAGTAGTAATTGTAGATTTATTCTTACTTGTAATTTTAAAAATCGTATTATTGAACCACTACATTCAAGATGTGCTGTATTTGAATTTAATACAAGTAAAAAAGACTTACAACCTTTATGTGCTGAGTTTATGAAACGGGCTAAAGTTATTTTAGAACGTGAAGGTGTAAGTTATGAACAACAAGCGGTTGTAGATCTTATTATGAAGTTTGCTCCAGATTGGAGACGTATCTTAAACGAACTACAAAAATATAGTGTCGTAGGATCTATTACGACGACTGCTTCTAGTCATTCTTTTGATGATTTATTTAAACATCTTAAGACTAAAGATTTTAAAAAGATGAGACAGTGGGTAGCCAATAATGTAGACACAGATTCGTCTGCTATATTTAGAGGCATTTATGATCGCATGTATGATCAACTAAATCCACAATCAATTCCTCAACTCGTTCTCATATTGGCAGATTATCAATATAAGAATGCTTTCGTTGCTGATCATGAATTGAATATTGTTGCATGTTTAACAGAGATTATGGCTAATGTCGAATTCTCGTAGTCCTTTCGATTTTTTACAAGAAATCAACTATGGTAAAAAGAATATCATAGTTGATGATATTAGTGAAGATCAATATAATTCTTTTATGGTTAATCGTGGACTCTCTTATTTTGCTGATACTGTATTGATGGCAAATGAGATGAATCGAAACCACCACCTTGACAATAAGTTACAAAACGATTTTCTTATAAATATAGTTAGAAAAAAGAAACGATTCTCAAAATGGAATAAACCTGAGATCGTAAGTGATGTGGAAGTAGTCAAGGAATATTATGGGTATAATGATGAAAAAGCTAAACAAGCCTTGTCCCTTCTTACAAAAGAACAACTAAATATATTGAAAAAGAAGGTTTATAAAGGTGGAAGAAAATAATATAGTCGAGTGGACACCTGCTTCTATGTTAGAAGTCACACTCAACGAGCCAGATGATTTTCTCAAAGTAAGAGAAACACTAACTCGCATCGGTGTAGCCTCACGTAAAGATAATAAATTATATCAATCTTGTCATATTCTACATAAACAAGGTCGATATTTTATTGTACATTTCAAAGAATTATTTTTACTTGACGGAAAGAAATCCAATTTAGAAGAAAATGATATTGCACGTAGGAATACGATTGCTCAGCTTATGAGTGATTGGGGTCTTATTAGTATTGAATCACAAAACAATTTACAAGAATTGGCACCGCTTCGTCAAATTAAAATTATTTCTTATAAAGACAAAGACAATTGAAATTTGTGTCCTAAATATAACATTGGCAATAAAAATTAATTCCAGCCTATGTACTTTTAAAAATTAATAATTATATATAATGTATGGATGCCAATAACGGGTCCATCTACAACCTTACTTAATAGGAGGTCAAATATGACTACTAACTTTAGCTTCCCTCG